CCATAAATCTTCTTTAGGTTTAGGTGTAGGTTCAGATGTAAGAACTGAAGTAAACTACATCCCTGAGAAAGTAGCACACCTTACAACTTCATATATGTCAATGGGAGCAGTCCTAATTGATGGTGATGGTGTAAGAATTCAGAAGTGTGCAGAATAAGGAGATAAACTATGGCTTATGAAACATCAAACCCAATCAAAAAGATTGGTCAAGCTGGAGATACAAACTCCTTATGGTACTACACAGACGGTGATGCGATTGCAACAATCGCTGCTTCTGGTTACTTTAACTCTGCTACTAACGAACTGAAAGAGAATGACGTTATTCTTTGTGTAGGTTCTAACGGTGGTACACAGACTGTAGATATCTTAGTGGTATCTTCTGATTCTGGTGCTGCTACTGTTACAGTAGTAAACGGATCATAATCTATTGGGGGGATATATTCCCCCCTTTAAATCATGGCAGATACTAAAGTAGACATTTGTGCAAGAGCCTTAATTATGATAGGCGCACAGCCTATATCTTCTTTTGATGATGGATCAACAGAAGCATTAGTAGCTTCCAACATTTATGAAAATATTACTCAGTCCATTCTATGTAGACATAGATGGAGGTTTGCAACAGAACAACAACAACTTTCTTTATTAGCTACAGCACCTACAGGCAGATATGAATATGCATATCAATTACCTACTTCTCCTGATCTATTACAATTAAATACAATTACAGTAGCTGATCTACCTATCGAATATGCTAGATATGGTGACAAGATATTTGTCAATGGATATGATTCACAGTCAGCTTTGATTGCTGATTATATATTCAGACAAGACGAATCGGAATTTCCTGCTTATTTTAAATTAGGATTAGAATATACACTAGCTTCTATATTTGCTGGATCTGTAGCTAGAGATGCAGCTATGATTAAACAGTTTAGTGACCTAGCTGAAAGACAAATTTTGATTGCTAAGAATACAGATAGCCAAGAAGTCACTAATAAAAAATTAAGTACAAAGAGATTTATAACAAACAGATTAACAACTAGAGGTTACTAATGGCTAACACCCTAAGAACCGTTTACACTAACTTTGCAAGTGGTGAACTTAATCCCTTATTGATTACAAGAACAGATGCTAATGCTTACTTTAGTGGAGCTAAGACACTGCGTAACTGGTATTTATTAGATGAAGGTGGTATTATGCGTAGACCTGGTACTACTTATAAAGCAACCTTACCAGGCAAATCTAGAGTTATTCCATTTATTTTTTCTAATGATGAACTAGCAGTATTTGTTTTATCTAATGGAAGATTAGATGTTTATGATTCAGATGGAGTAGCTATTCAAACTAATATAACTGCTAATGTAAACTGGACAGAAGCACAGTTATTTGAATTAAACTTTGCTCAGTTTGGAGATACGGTTTTTATGACACATAGAGATAATCCCACACTAGAGATTAAAAGAACAAGTGCTAGTACTTTTACAGTTACAGTGTTTGCATTTGAATTAGATGAAGATGTAGTGGTATCTGGTGCATATAAGACTCATGCTCCCTTTTATAAATATGCTGATGCTGGAGTAACAGTTACATTATCTACTGATGCAACTGGTACAGGTAGAACGATTACAGCATCTTCTCCAATATGGACAGCAGATTATGTAGGACATTATTTAAAAGTAGATGGAAAACAGATTAAGATTACTAGCTTTACATCTAGTACAGTATTAGTAGGTACAACTATAGAAGCTGGAATATCTGGTGTTGGACCTCATGCAAACTGGGAAGAAGAACTAATATCGACAGTGAGAGGTTATCCTCAAGCAGTTACATTCCATGATAACAGATTATATTTTGGTGGTATTAAATCTGCTCCTGCTGCTGTAGTAGGATCACAAGTAGGTGGATATTATAATTTTGATGTAGGTACTGGACTTGCTGATGAAGCTATAAATGTATTTGTTTCTGGTGACAGAGTAAACGAGATTAGACATTTAGTATCTTCAAGAAACTTACAAGTATTAACAGATGGTGGTGAATATTTTGTTCCTACATCTACAGATACTTCTGCTGTTACACCAGCTAACATTACATTCCTTAGACAAACACCATATGGTTGTAGTAGAGCTAAGCCTATTATTTTTGATGGTGCGACATTGTATGCACAAAAGAACGGTAAGGCAATTAGAGAGTATTTATTTAGTGATGTAGAAAATGCTTATGCTTCTACATCTATATCTATCTTAGCATCTCATTTAGTTAATGCTCCAGTAGATATGACTATGATAACAGGTACTACTACAAGACCTGAACAGTTTGCATTCTTTACAAACAATAATGGAACTTTAGGATTGTTTCATAGTGTTAGAGCAGAAAAGATAGCTGGTTGGACTTTATGGACAACAAGAACAGATGATGAGTATGTATCTATAACCTCTTTAAATGAAAATTTATTTTGTGTATGTAAAAGAAACTTAGAAGGATCTACTGTATACACATTAGAAAAGTTTGCAGAGCAAGATGATTTAACATTAGATTGTTCTGGAACAACAACAGTTAATCAACAAGGTACACCATTAGTCAATGGTGCTAGTCAATCAGGTACTAGCCTGAATGTAGATGGGTATACATCTTCTCCTAATATTGGAGATATCATTACAATAGCTGGAGTATCTGGTAGTTACGAAATATTAACTGTAACAGCTACAGCTAGTGGATATACAATAGTTTTAAATCAAGCATTAGATTCCTCACCTGCTGATAACGCTGCTATAACTATTACTTCAGGTCGTGTCCATAACAGTCCAGCTCACTTGACTGAAGAAAATGTCAATGCTGTTGATGGTACATTTTCATTAGGCACATTTACTATATCTGCTAGTGATACTATTACATTTAATGAAGCTCATGCAGCTGGAGTTATAGTAGGATTTAACTATGAACCTAGTCTTGAAACTATGCCTATTGATAGAGAAGTACAAGATGGTCCATTAACTGGACAGATTAAAAGATTATCTAGAGCAGTTATTGATTTATCAGATACATTAAATGTAGCTTTACAAGCAGCAGATAATACTGCTAAAAGTTTAATTATTAGACAAGTAAACTTTGATGTAGCTAATCCAGTTGCTAAAGTAACTGGTAAAAAAGAGTTTTTCTTTTTAGGTTATGATAGAGAACCTACATTAAAGATTACACAAACAGCACCCTTGCCTTTAAAAGTTTTGGGTGTAGCATTAGAGGTAGTATATTAAAATGGGAGCAGATCCAGCAACAATGTTTTTAGTCAGTGCAGGTTTATCTGCAACTGGTTCAGCTATTCAAATTGCCCAGCAAAGAAGTGCTGCGGCAGAAATGACCAGAAGATATGAAGAAGAAAAGAAAGTAGCATATCTTGAAGGGTTACAAGCAGAGAATGCTAGAAAAGATGAAATGAATAGAATCCTTGCTAACAATAGAGCTGTAAGAGGAGCATCTGGTTTTGGTGATAGCCCTAGCTTTGATGCTATTCAACAAGATATAATTAACATTAGCAATAAAGATTTAGCTGCTATTAGATTAAATGCTGCAAAAGTACAAACAAGTTATGATAGAGCTATCTTTAATACTAAATCACAAGCGTACTATTCTACAATAGGATCTGTTATTAATGCAGGATCTACGATTGTTAATGGATGGAACTATTATAATTATTATAAAACTCCTACAAAAACTTCACCTATTAAAACTGATGCAGCTGGAAGGATTCTTGGAAGAATATAATGGCTAACGAAATTCAAAGAAGTAGAAGAACACAAATTGTTTCACCATCTGGTACTGCATCAAGAATGGGTGTAGTTGATGTTTATACTCCTAATATAAGTGAAATGTTTAATGTTGTTGGTGATTCATTAAACAAGTTAGCAGAAAATCAAATTAAAATTATGGATGCTAAATGGCAAAATAATTTTGAATCTGAAACTAGTAAGTATCTTAGTAATAAAGTTAATAATATTTTAGAATCAGGTGAAAAACCTGATCTGACAAAGTTTCAAGAAGAAGCTGATGGATATATTAATGGTGTATTAAGTAATGTACCTGAAAGATTAAGTATAGGTGCTGAAGCATTTTTTAATCAAAAAAATTTAAATGCATTTGAAACATTAAGAAAACAAGCAAACCTAATAGAATTTAATGAAGTACAAGATGCTTATAAAAAGAATTTACAAAGTAGTTTAGCGGATATGGATAACTATATTAATAACTCTTTATTAGTTTCTCAATCACCACAAGAATTTCTAGATTCATTTAATCAATATGCTACTACAGATTTAACTGCATTTTTATCAAAACACAGTGAAAAGTTTGATAGTTTAATTTTATTAAGTCAAGGTAAATTAACTCAAGCTGATAAAGATAATGCAGAACAATTACTTCTTAAAGAAGTAGAGATGCGTAGAGTTAATGCAATCGTTAAAAGTTTTTATCAAAATATTGATGTTAATAATTTAGCTGAAGTATCTGAAGCTGATAAAGAAGCACAGTTATTTTTAAGAAACTATGCACAAGATGAAGGTAATGTAAGAGGTGTTAATTATAATGTGTTTAAAGATTCTACTGGTGAGTCTGTTGGACAAACAGTAATAGATGAAATTCTATCTAACGGAGTATCTACATTTAAAACTATAAAAGCTCTAAATGATTTTAACTTAGACAATAATACTAAAAAGAAAATGTCTGAAGATGTACTTCAAATAGATGAAATTATAGGAAATATATCAAATGTAACTACACCAATGGTAATGGGTCAAAACACATTTGAAGAAGATGGCGTTCCTATGTCACCAGAAGGTTTTAGAAAACTATTAGATAGTAAAAATATTAATTATACTACAACAGATATTACTAATTTATTTAAAGCAAATGAAGCTGCTATAAATTTAAGACTTCAGATTAAACCATATTTTAATGGATCATCTAATTCATCGTTAGTTGATATATTAGATCAAAAAGAAAACAAAGAATACTTAGATACCTTAGGTATAACATCAGAACAATTTGTTCAAGGTATCATAGCAAACATTGATCCTAAGTTAGAAGATACTTTAGAAGGTTATTTAAAAATAGGTGAAACACCTGAAAGTGCAAATTTAGTATTTACATTAATGAGAGAGAATCAAGTTTTAACTATAGGTGCTAAACAATTATTAAACAATATGAGTACATCTAAATTGTTTGATTTATTAGACGGTAAAGATTATGAAGCTATCAATCAATTTGTATCTACTAGTGTTCCTATATGGGATAGTTTAACTGATGGTGGAGTCATTCAGTATTCTAATATAGATAAAGATAGTAATGAACTATTAAACTTTTTTAATAGTTTAAAGTCATATAGAGATCCTATTCAATTAGCTAATGATTGGAAAAACATTCAAAAAAATAAAATTGAAAACAAATTAAAATCAGATAGTGGAGGCGTTATACCAATGCCATCATCTGGTAAAACATTCTTTAATGAGATAGAAAAAGATGAAGGTTATAGTGTTACTAAAGATTTCTTAGAAAGAGAGTTTGAAAATATAAGATCTAAGAATTACAAAGGTTTTCTTGATAGTTTGGTTCCTATGAGAATAGTAATGGAATCAAGTGAAACAGCAAGAGCAGAAATAGAAAGATTATATGATCCTGAATATATTAAAAATTTAGATTCTTTAGTTTATGAAAAAGCTAAAATGCTAACAAAGTTAGAGATAGATGACAATACTGATCCAGTAGTTGTTAATAATATTTTTGAATCAAAAGTAGCACAAGTTATGGAACAATTAGTTAATGAAGATGATTATGGTGTTACAAGATTTGCTCCAAATTCAGGATCAAAATTTACTTTTTCAAAAGATTCAATGGAAAAAATACATAATATTGATGAGTATACAGCTATTAATTATCTAACATCTTTTGTCAGTATGTATTTAGAAACAAATTATGATACAGATGCAGATCTTAGAAATGCTTTTCAAATAAATGGTTATGAAGTTAAACCTTCTAGAGAAGATATATATAATTTAGCAGAACAAGGTGGGCTAGAGCTTGTTAGAATAGATGGAACTAACGATTACAGAGTTAGATTAAATTTAGATTTTAGTAAAAAATTTGATAGGTACGCTTATGCAGATGAGTCTATTGATATTAAAGTAAATGGTATGGACTTTAATCCATCTGAAATGTTCAATAAAAAATTTGAAACATATATGGAAGAAAGAACTAATAAGTATATTGAAAGCCAACCTGAAATAGGAAAAGATACATGGATTGACCCATATATAATGGGACCATTAATAAAAAAATGGATAATGACTTTTAAAACAGCTGGAATTCCTTTTGATGATAGTTCATGGAACTCTTTACAAAAAGAATATCAAGATAAGATTATAGATTTTTATGAAGATACAGCTAACGACTATGCTTTTAACTATTCAAAACTAATAACAGGATCTAGTAAAAATCCAGGTCAAACAGACAAAGAATATTTAATAACAAATGCTATGAATATCCACAAAAACATTTTTGAAGAAGCATCTAATACAGATTCGTTTTCTACTCTAGAAGAAAATGTAGATATTATTATGAAAACTTTTGTAGATAGATTAGAAACAAAACCTGGTCAGGTAGCTTTTCTTTTAGATGTATATAATTTATATAAACCTGATATCAACGAATTAAAGAAAGCTATTAAAAAAGGTGATGTTGATAAACTACATTCATTATTTCCTGATATGGGAGATATGCAAAAGAGAATATTAACATATACATTCAGTCCAGAGTATTATGAAATCAATTAAATTTGGTCGAGATATAACACCAAGATATAGACCATCATTAGAACCAAAACCTAAATTATCATTAGGTGAAAATCTTGCTGAAACTGGCAGACTACTAAAAGAAGGATTCTTAGATAGAACAGTATGGGGTGGTATAGCTAATATTTATGATGAAATAAATTATAATAATATGGATGATGAAGAATATAATCCATATACTGATCCTCAAATACCACAACATCAAAAATATCTAATACCTAAATTATTACATACTAGCGGTAGTGCTGAAGAAACATCTCTAAAATTAGCTGATTGGGAACAAAAAATAGAAGATGAAAGAAATAGAATATTTCAAATATCAAGTTTTGTTTCTGAAGTATTTTTAGATCCTGTACAGTTAGTAGCTATGACTCCAGGTGTTAAAAGTATATTTGCTGGAGCAAAAGGATTTTCTAGAATTACCAAAGGTATAGTAGCTGAAGAAGCATTTAAACAAATTGCAGATGAAGATCGTGCTTTAAGTGATGCAGCAATAGTTGTTAGTGGTGCTTATGTTTTAAATAGAATAGCTAAAAGATTTCAAAAATATGATTCTTTTGATGTAAGAAAAGAAGGCAATACAAAATCTAAATTAGATGAATGGAATAACTCTAGTAAAACAGAAAATGGTACAAGTACAAATCCCTATAGAAGAAAACCTATTGTAGATCAAAATGTACAAAAACCTCCTAAAAATGCAAAGTTTAAAGATAGAGTAAATTACATAGCTGGAATTATTCTAAGAGAATATAATGGTATTAAAGTTAAAATAACTAATACTCCTTTAAAAGACTATGGTACTGATATTCTAGTTACTGCTGGTGGTAAAGGTAAACAAACAAGTATTAGAAACTTTGGTGTAATATATGATAGATTAACTAATACAGTAACTATTAATCCATCTCAGTTACAATCAGGATTTAATTCAGGAAAAAAAATATATGGTTTTAAAACTCAAGATGAATGGATTGAGTTTAAGATTAAACAAATTATTGAATCTAAAAAAGTAGCTAAGTCAGAAAGAGGACTTGTTAATAAAACTATTATAGAGTCTATTAGAAATAGAAATAAGTATGAATATAATGATTCAATTATAATTTCTGATATAGAAAAAAAATTACAAAACAATAAAAACATTATTAAATTCAAGAATAGAATGGAAAAAGAAATTTCAGATTCTGATTTTAATTATGTATCTACTTTTTTAAAATTAGAAAAATTGGGATTATCTGCATTAGATTTTATATTTAATGGACCATCTAGAAAAGCTAAAGAGTTTTTATTAAATCTAACTAAGTCAGATATATTCCATAAATTTGAAGCATATGCAGCTGCACCAGATAGTGTGGAAATTATAATGAACACTTTATATAGACCACACTTAGTAAGTGTTATTGAAAATCTAGAAAATACATACATAAAATATGTAAAAGAAATTAGTGGTAAAGATATAAAACTATTTAAAAAAATGAGATTAATGTTCAGCAAAACTAAAATGTTAGCTAGTGGAGAACAAATGCTTTCTTATAATGATTTTCAAACTGAAATATATAAAGCTATTAGAAACAATGGAAAACTATTAGGTGGAGAAAGTGTAGCTAGAAAATATATAAGCGAAGGAGCAGAAAGAACTAAAGAGTTTTTTAAATTTTATGAACAAGAAATAATAGATACAAAATTATTCCTTATTGAATTAATTAAAAAAGAAGATTGGCTTACTAGTTCTATTGCTAGATTTAAAAATTCTAAAACTAAGCCAAAAATTTTAGATCCTAAAACTAAAAAAGAATGGACATTAAAAGAGCTAGAAGAAGCGTTAGAACAAACCATTAAAAGTATGAAAGATACATCTAAGTTATTAGATGGATATGTTCCTCAATTATACAAAAGAGTTAATATAGAAAGAAACTTTGAATTATTTAAACAAATAATGATGAGGAGAGTTCTTGCAGATATGGATCCAAAAGAAGTAGAAGAAATACTAGATACTTTCAAGCAATATAATCCTTTTAGAAAACCTTTTGAAAATTTTGATGAAGCAAATGCAGTTTATAAAATGAAAATTAGTCCTACTAGTAAGTTTTTAAAACAAAGATTATTAAAAATAGATGATAGTACATTAGATGAACTAATCAAAGCGGACATGATTGAAACTAATATAGAAACATTATCATCTTTCTATTATAGATCTATGACTCCAGATATTGTGATGACAAAAAAGTATGGAGATCCTGGTGGGTATGGATGGTTTGGAGATATTGATGCATTAGGTTATGCACCTGGATTAGATCAAGTTGCTCAAGAGTTAGCTGAATTAATGGCTAAAGGTAAAATATCTTTAGAAGATAGAAATCAAATAATGAATAGGTTAGAAAACTTAAGAGATTTAAGAAAAGGTATTTATGGATTAAGTGATAATCCTCATGGTTTTTGGTCTACAGCTGCAAGAAACTTGAAACTATTTAATACATTAACACAATTAACTGGTGCGTCTGCATTAGCAGACTTAGGTAGGTTAGTTACTATAGGTGGATTACAACAAAACTTTGGAAGAATATTTGAATCATTTGCTAATGGTATTGTTAAAACATATATGATTGCTAAACCTATAGGAAAAAGAATTGGTCAGCTAAATGATTTAGTATTGCAGTTTTCAAGAGCGCAAATTTTATCTGGTAATGATGTTGTTCAAACTAGTTTTATAGGATTAGAAGCACAATTACAAAAATTAGGAGCTATGAACTTCCAATATGGAAACCTACAAAATGCTTTTACAACCATTACTAAAGCCTATGCAGTATTTTGGGGTGGAGATGATCTTTTGATTAAGATTGCAAATGTTGTTGCAGGTAAAGCTACAGATGTAGAAAGAATGTTTTTAAATCAAAAAGGCATAGATACTGAAGCTGCATTTAAAATATGGGAAAACTATACCAAAAAAGGATATGGACCTGGAGCAAAACAATGGGATTATGATAAAATTAGTATAGCAAATACTGATTTATGGGATGATGCTACAAGTGCATGGAAATTTAATAGAGCATTAAATGATTATGTAGATGAGTTAATTATAACTCCAGGTGATGGATCTGCTCCATTAATAGCAAACACAGAAATAGGTTCTTTATTTTTTCAATACAAAAAGTTTAGTTTAGATATGACTAGAAAGTTATTAATTAAAGGATTACAAAGAAAGGATCAAAAATTAATAACAGATATAGCTGCATTAACTGCTTTTGGTATGATTGTAGATCAAAGTAGAACAGAAGATTATGGTAAAGATTACAATAAAAAATCTTTAACAGAAAAAATATTAGACGGTATGGATAGAGGTGGTGTGACAGGTATATTTGGTGATATTAACAGAATATTAGAATCTTTGTCTGATAATCAATTAGGGTTAAGACCATTATTAGGAGTAAAAAAACCTTACGGTACATCATTAAAAGGTAAGGCAGGAAGTATTACACCATTAGGTAGCACTATTGGTACTGCCGCTGAAATATTATATGATTGGGGTAGAGGTAGACATACACATCATACTGCTCGAAGAATAAGAAAACTTGTACCATTGAACAACATATGGTATCTAGATGGTATATTTGATAATTTAGAAAAAGGTTTAAGTTAATGGCACTACAGATATCTGATACAACACCTAGATCCCAATATACAGCTACATCTGGACAGACTAGTTTTTCTGTACCTTTTGAATTTTTTGCTGCTGCTGATTTAAAAGTTTACAATGGCACTTCCCTCCTGACGTATAGTACATCACCATCATCTGCATCACAGTATTCAGTTACTGGTGCAGGTGTTACTGGTGGTGGATCTATTACATTAGGT